ACTATATCGAAGTAGAGACACAGCCGTTGCGGCCAGTAGACACACCGCAGGAGGTATACCGTTCAAACGAGCCTGTCTCTATTCAGGCGGGACAGACGGTGACAATAACGGCCTACTACAACGAAACTCCCTGCATAGACGCCGTAGCCAGCCTGGAAAATGCGTCAGCGGGGTGCGTGATACAGGAAGCCACCTACTACGCCTGGGGAGCAGACGTGAAGGTGTATTCGCAAAATGCTGGAACATTTACGCTAGTAATCAACGCCAGGCCGCTCAAGGTGCTCAACAAAGAACGTGCCATTGCGAAGGATGACGCATCTATAACTGACAACGGCCTCATCAAATACACCTTCCCGGCTAACCCCTTGGTGCAGACCAGGGAGATAGCACAAACTATCGCCAACAAGCTGCTGGCATACTACAAAGACCCACGCCGGGACGTGGAGGTGGAGTGGCGTGGCAACCCGGCTCTATTGCTTGGCGATAGGGTAAAAGTGACGGATCGCAATGAGCAGAACGACTACTTCGTGGTGCGCCAGAAAATAGAGTATTCCGGCGCACTTCGGGCAAGATTGAGCGGAAGGAGGGCGGTATAATGTGGCAGACACCAAAAACGAACTGGAAATCGCCTGCCTTCCCAAACTACGCCGATTTTAACCGCATAGAGGGGAATATACTCGAATTGAAAAAAGCCGCCACGATTGAAATCAACGATATTGGCAACTATTTCACTTCTACTAATGTGGAAGGTGCGTTACAGGAGCTTTATCAGCTTTGCAGGTAGGAGGTGATAAAGTTGGCGTGGCAGACACCAAAGACGAATTGGACGGCGCAGGACAGCATGACGCCGTCGGAGCTAAACCGCATAGAAGGGAATATTGCTGAGCTAAAGAAGGCAAGCACGATTGAAATTGCCGACACCGCCGGCAATTTCACCGCTACCAACGTTGAGGGTGCGCTTCAGGAACTTGCGGGCAACGTCAAGAACGGTAAGACAGCAATAGCAAACGCAATCGTAGCTATGGGACAAACAGCCAGTAGTAATGACACATTCGACGCCCTGGCGTCGAAGATACGGAATATTAGCAAGGACGCAACAGCAGGAACAGGAGACGTTTTAAGCGGAAAGACGTTCTATGCGGGTGGGGCTAAAAAGACAGGAACAATGCCGAACAGAGGGGCAGTAGTGATAACGCCGGGGACGCAGAATCAGGCGATACCGGCGGGCTATCATAATGGACAGGGGTATGTAAAAGGCGATGCGAATTTGAAGCCGGAGAATATCCGGCAAGGCGTGAGCATTTTTGGGGTAGCAGGCTCATATTGTACAACAGTTGCTTCTGATACTCTCAGACTATCAGCAGATACAGAAAGGTCTACAAACAGTATGTCCTTTATAAAAGTCAAAGAAATAAGAGTTGGAAGAACGGGAATTTATAGAGTTTCTTACGAATTGCGGTCTCCTAGTGGCATTGCTGCTATTGGTCGAATTTATAGGAATGGACTGCCATATGGATCGGAGAGAACTGTTAGTGGCGGTAGTTATTCTAAATTCACTGAAGATTTATTCTTCAGGGCGGGCGATTTAGTACAGTTGTATATCAGGTCGGGCGATTATTTAACTACCATTTTCACAAGAAATTTTAGAATCTATTATGACTTGGACGCGGCGGTTTCGACGGATGCAGTTTTACAAGACTAGTAGGAGGCGAGGCTATGAGCATAAAAGAAGTGCTCGACTTTTTGAACATCTCTAAATGGCATGATGCCGGTTACAAAGGCCAGGGCGTGAAAGTTCTGATGATTGACGATGGATGGGAAGACAGGCCTTGGTTCGATGGGAAGCTCCATATAGTCCATTCCAATGGGCCATCGGGTAGCCAGCACGGAATCAAAACTGCCGAAACTCTCCATATCGTGGCCCCGGAAGCGGAAATATATGTGCATGAAGTTTCATATCCCGCCTACCCTACACCGGACGTAGTGCTTCGGTATATTCTCGAAAACGACATACACATTGTTTCTATGTCTATGGGCGGATCTATCTTCAGACAGCCGGAATACAGAAGCCTGCTGGCAGAAGCCACAAAAAAGGCGATATTTTTCACTTCGGCAGGAAATACGGGTGGGCCATTAACTGGGGCCGCCAACGATGATGAATATTGGATAGCTGTAGGAGCAGCATATCTCTTGAAAGGAAAACCTATGCGAGAGAGCTATTCTTCGATAGGCCCTTCGCTGGACGTAATGGGCCTAACAGGAATAGAAGTCCATTCCTCCGACGGGCAGAGGCTATTTGCACCAGAAGGAACATCTTTCTCCTGCCCCGTTGTGGCAGGAATGATGGCAATATACTACTCGTGGTTTTATGAACAATATCGCCGCTATCCCACACCTGACGAGGCAAAAGCATTCCTGTTCGCCAATTGCATGGATATGGAGGAACAAGGCCGGGACGACCGAACGGGTCACGGCCTTTTTGTATTGCCGAAAGAGATACCGGAGGTGAAGGTGGTGAATAGACCGAAATATATCATTGTCCATCACAGCGCTACGAAGCAGGGTGATACCGAAACCTTCCGCCGCTACCACGTAGAAGTAAACGGCTGGAAGGATATAGGCTACCACTACGTCGTCAATAACGGCACATATAAATCCGACGGCCTAATAGAAAAAGGCAGGGACGAAAAAGAAGTAGGCGCACACGCTATCGGCTACAACGACAAATCAATCGGTATATGCCTTGTTGGAAACTTCGATGAAGACAGACCAACAGAAAAGCAGATGCAATCCCTTATTCGTCTATGCAAGGACATCATGAGGCGATACAATATCCCGGCCAAGAACGTGCTTGGGCATAGGGAAACCGGGGCAAAGAAGACTTGCCCAGGCAAAAACTTCGATATGGAGGCGTTGAGAAGGATGCTTGAGGAAAAGGTTATTACGCTTAGGGTTGGCAGCAAAGAAATGACCGTGAATGGCCGCAAAATTGCCCTCGACGTACCCGCCAAGGTCGAAAACGGCAGGACGTTAGTCCCTCTCCGGGCTATTGCGGAGGCGTTCGGTTTTAGTGTCCATTATGACGACAAAACCAAGACTATTACGATTCGGGGGTGAAATGGTGTGAACGAGAAAACTATTTTCCAATCCGTCGTTGCAGTGGGCGGTTCATTAGTTACGTATCTCTTCGGGGGGTGGTCGGCATTGCTGGGGGTGCTGGTCTCTTTCGTCGTTGCAGACTACATCACCGGCGTGCTGGCCGCTTTTTCGGAGAAGAAGCTATCCAGCGAGATTGGTGCGAAGGGTATTGCCAAGAAGGTGTTTATTTTTGTGTTCGTTGCCCTTGGAAATCTAGCTGATGTCGCTATTGGTGCTAATGGAAACATCATACGCAATGCAGTGATATACTTCTACCTTGCGAACGAGCTTTTGAGCATCATCGAGAACGCTGGCAGGATGGGCGTGCCTGTCCCTAGCGTTCTCAAGCGCGCGGTGGAAATTCTGAATAGCAAGGGAGAAGGGAAGATAGAACCCCCGGCGTAGGTCCGGGGGTGTTTTTGTGCAAAAATTTGCAGTCCCGAAGGCGACTGCAAGAAATTGCAGTGCAGGCTAGAACCCCCGGCCATCAAGCCGGGGATTTTTTTATTCCCTCATATTTTCACAATATTGCGACTTTATGCCATACCCCGAAAGCCTTGCCGGATGCGGGTTTCGGGAATCGTGCTTCGAGAAAAATTTTTGGGGGGAACTATTGACAATGACACGGAAACGTGTCATAATATACTCAGAAAGACACGGAAACGTGTAACAAAGAGGAAAGGAGAGGGTAAAATGAAAGCGTATATCCTATCGAGAGCAAACGGAACGGTGCAAATTGGGAAGACTTTATATCAACCCTGTACAGGAGCACAATACAAAGTTTCCAGTATACCGCGCAAAGGTGAATATGAAGCTGTAATCGAAGTTTCCGAAAACTCGATGCAAGGAGCCCGAGAAGCACTCCAAAAAGACGCCGAGGGATAGCGCAAGGGAGGGAGCCGTGAAACCCGGCTCAGGGCCGAAAGGCCCGTAGGCGGAAGCCAAAAACAATGCGCCGCCCACCGTTTCATGGGGCGCAATAGAAATACCGGTGGGCAAGAAGGAGGAAAGATGTTGCATGAATATACTCGAAAGAACACAATAGAGGCGTTTTTCAAATGTGATGAAAAAGGAGAAGATGCTACCATTGCCGTACGACAGACTGTTGTCTCGCCCCGCCGATTGAACCCAGTTTCTCCTTTATATGTAGAAGAGAGAGCTACAAAATCGACGGACGGTTTTCACCCAATAATACACAAGGTGTTCAGACAGGCATTTGACCCCTTGTATGGCACACAACCTGTTATTGTCGAGGTAGTAGTGAATGTAGTACGTAATCCTTGGGGTGATAGAGCTAGGTATGTAGAAAATATCTGCATTGTCCAGGATGAGGGCGAATTGGCTGAAGGGGCCTGGAAGACAAAAGCTCTCATAAGTGCGCTCAAAACACCTCTATGAGAGCGAGGAGGAAACAAAATGGACCTTGAATGGATAACCCTAGCCGAAGCCGCACGGAGGTGGGGGCGAGCAGATTCCACCCTGCGGCACGCCATACGCCGGGGCCGGTTCACGCCGGACGAGGTACGCAAGTCCGGCAAGGTCTGGCTAGTGCGGACTTCGGCAATGACACGACTTTACGGAAAGCCCCGTGAGTAGGGGCTTTTGTTTTTTTGCTCTTCCAAGAAGGAATTTTTGTGAAAATATTGAAGAAAATATATACAGAAACTATCTTGGGAGGTGTTTTCTTCTATGTTGTCTAAAACAATCAAAATCATCATTATTGGCATTCTCATCGTAGCCCTGGCCGGTGGTGCAGTTTTCGCAGCGCAGGCTAAGTATAAGGGCTTTCCCGTAGCAAACTTGATGCTGAACGGGCAACGAGTAACTCCGCCGAGCCCTGCCATCATTATTGACGGAACAACCTACGTCCCGTTGCGGTTCGTCAGTGAATCGATGGGTATCAAGGTCGCATGGGACGGAAAAACGCAAACGGTCATCATCGGAGAAAAGCAGGCCGCATCTACCCCAGCTCAGCCCAAGAATGAAATCGCGGTCAAGGACGCTTCGGGCAAGGTCCTCTATGCTCTCAGAATCAACAAAGTCACGACAATGACCGAGCGCAACCCCTTCGCTGACACGAATCCTGTGCAGGTTGTGATGATTGACTATACCTATACCAACGTAGCGAGCGATGAAGATGTATACATCAGCGAGCTCAACTTTAAGGTGGTGGACTCTGCCGGTAAGGTGGGCTATCTATATCCGAACTCTCCCAAGAATTATCCGCAACGCATACCCAAAGGTACTACCTGCAACGCCCAGGTAATTTTCGGACTCGACACCAAGAGCGACAAGGTCAAGATACATTTCTACAAGGACCTATTCGGCCCCGTCACCGCTACGTTCGAACTGCCGGTTGAATAGTCTCCTCTCTGAACAAGCATGGCCCAGCGATTTCCCGCTGGGCCTTTTTATTTTCGGTAGACTTCTACCAAAATTTCTACCGAAAAAACAGAAACAGACAGGGAAAAACTGAAATGAATCGAAATACTTACCCGGCATGAAAAGCCGCAAAATCGCATTGTTGCAGAAAAACTGAAACGTATAAAAACAAAAAGAGGCGGATGAAAATATCCGCCTCAAAACTCAAAATCCGGTGGCCGATGAGGCCGTGTGGGTTCGACTCCCACCTTCGGCACCAGAGAAATTAAGGCTTCCGTGAGATGAAACCGGAAGTCTTTTTTTATTGCTTCTACTCTTTTTCTACCGAATTTCTACCGAACCATTATTTTCCATTTTCTTATATAGAAGTCGCTCGATTATGTCGGCGGCTTCTTTTTTCATTGCATCATTTACATGCGTGTATACTTCTTCCGTTATGGCCGTGGTAGAATGACCGAGCCAGTCGGCAACAATCTTGGGGGAAAGCTTGCCGTATCCCATCAATAGTGTGCTGTTCGTATGCCGCAGGTCGTGGAAGCGAATCCTGGGAAGATTGTTCTTTTCTATGAATTCTTGAAATCGTTTTGTGAAGGTGGATGGGTTCCAGGGTTCGCCGTTCTGCCGACATACGACAAGACTGTAGTCCTTGTATTCGGGGCCCAGGAATAATTTTATCTCCATCTGCTTTTTGCGGTGGGCTTTAAGAAGCACGATTAGACCATCGGGCAGATACATTTTGCGCTGACTTTCCTCCGTTTTAGGTTCTTTGAAGAAAATTTCCCCGGGGACCCGGGCAAGTGCTCGTCTGATTTCCAGGTATCCCTTTTGTAGGTTCACGTCACTCCATCGAAGACCAAGAATCTCGCCCCTGCGCAGGCCGAGGGCGGCGGCAAGGTGGATGGGCACCTCGAATTCCGTTCCCCGTGCGGCCTGCATAATTTGAATAAGGTCCTCCAACTCCAGGGCTTTACCTGGAGTTTTTTGTTTCTTGGGACAATTTACGAACTGAAGGGGGTTGCGTTCAATAAGTTGCATTCTTGCCGCGTAGTTAAGGGCGCTTGACAAGGTTCGGTATATATTTCGAACCGTTGTGGAACTCAAACGTCCTTCCTGGAGCAGGTTGGAAAAGAATTTATTGAGTTGCATGGGGTGAAGTTTTTGAAGCGGTATTTTACCGAGAGCGGGAACGATATATTTTTCTACATGCAATTTATAGCCTTCCAGTGTTGTTTTGGAAAGTCTTGGTTCGCACTGCGTCCACAACCATTCCTGCAGGAATTCGCCTAACGTCATTTTTTGCGGTTCAAGTAGCAGCCCTGCCTGGGCTTTCTTTAGAAGCTCGGGCAGGGCTTTTTCTGCATCGGACTTTTTATCAAAGCCTGAATACCACTTCCTTTTTCTTTTACCAGACGCGTCGTATACGTCCAGCACGATGTAATATTTATTCCCCTTCTTGACGATGGACCCTCGCATTATATCCTCCTCCCTCAAAAATTGATTATTGCCCTTACTACTTTCCCAAGAACAATTACGTTGGTCTTAGAGGGGTCAATTACTCTGGGTTTGTGTTCCGGGTTGGAACTATGCGGAACTAGCGTTATCGTTGAATCGGTTTTGTAAAAGCGTTTTATCGTTGCATTTTCATTATCCACCATCACCACTGCAATTTCGCCGTTGTTAACTACGCTTTGCCTTCGCACTATAACTATATCGCCATCGCATATTCTATCCAGGTTCATACTGTCGCCGATAACTCTGAGCCCGAAATATTCTCCATCCTTTGCCAAATCTTCTGGGAGCTCTACGTATCCTATAATGTTTTGAACCGCCAAAATTGGTTCTCCTGCTCGAATAATGCCGACAACGGGGATTTTTACTGCTGGGGTTAAAGGGATTTCTTCTCTGGCTATTAAGTCTATGAAGTTAAGGTCCGGGTCGCTTCTGCTTTCATCCCCTCTTTTGATGAGCTCGCTAGGATTAACCCCAAGAACGTTTGCAATGGCGGACAATTTTTGTAAACTCGGACTAAAACGCCCGCCTTCCAGGTCGGCAAGATAGCTTTGGGATATGCCGCACTTCTCCGCTAGCTGTTTTTGCGTCAATCCTGCCTCTTTCCGCAATTCCTTTATCCTTTTACCTACCATTTTTTGAAATTCTTTCTTTTCCATTCAGACACCTCCTTTCGCATATTTTATCAATATCTCCGCTATTATAATATCATTATTTACGATATTTTGCAAGTAAAAAGAAGAAAAAATCCGAATAACAAAGAACGATAACATTTTCGTCCAAGATTTCGTGAAATACACGAATCGTTACACTTGAAAAATATCGGGAATATTGATATTATTGGAATCGAAGGAGGGGAGGAAATGAGGGGGAAAATCGGGGAAATGGTCGAAAATGCGCCATGGAATAAAAAAATTGCCGTGCTACGCATCTTGAAAGGGTGGACGCAGGAAGAAGCAGCAGAAAAATGTGGCACGGACCAGAGGATTTATTGGAACTGGGAAAACGGCATTTCATACCCCAGGACCATTAGCCGACGCGCCATTGCAAGGGCATTCGGCGTGCCGGTCGAGGAAATATTCGGAAGGGGTGAAAAGGTTGGCTAAAACCTGCTACGACCCCAGAAACGCTGCATACCGCATCGAGGATATGCCGTTTCTTCTTACAGTTTCGGAAACGGCAAAAATCCTGCGGTGCGGCAAAAACAAAGTATATGAACTTGCAAAGACGGAAAAAGATTTCCCAGCCATCCGGTTATCAGGGGCTATCAGAATACAGAGAGATGGTCTGATACGGTGGCTGGAAAGAAGAGTGAAAGGAGGGGGAAATGATGCTGAGGCTATCGAGAGAAACCGAAGATAAGGTCCAGAGATTCCTGGACGCCACCACCGCCTTGGTATGGACCAAGGTAATGTGGAATATTTGTGCAATGCTGGGTTACGGCTTACTTGCATGGCTGATTATTGGTTTGTTTGAGCAATTGCAAGCACTTATATGAGAAGGGGGTGAAAGAGGTGGAACGACTATTTACTATTACATGCAAACCCCAAGAAATAAAGAAAAAGCTCCGCCAGATAAAGCAGGAGCTTATAAGGGAAAATGTTATTCGATTTCAGTATAACACAAATCGGGAGGCAAGAAAAGATGATAAAGGCTATTTATATATGCGATAGGTGCAAAAGTGAAGCCGCTTTAACATTTAAAAATGCATTTTCATTTAGGTACCCAGAAGGATGGCATTTTATCACAACTAAAATTATGGGAACAAAAGTGGAAGCGGAATACTTCTTGTGCCCGGATTGTTGCAACAAATTAGGGCTAAATGAACCAATTATCCAAGAAGAAGATAAAAAATCTGTCGCCGATAGACTAATTGAATGCATCGAAGAAATTGTCGAATCGCTCATGGAGGGTTAGAAGTGATAGAAGTATTCCGGCGGCCAATATTTAGCAAGCCGCAAATTCGAATACAAAACAACCAAATATACCTGAAATGCGACTTCGCAGACAAGGATAAGGCGAAAGAGATACCAGGATATCGCTGGGACCGGGAGCAAAAATGCTGGGTGTATCCGCTGTCACTTGAAGTCTACAAACAAATATGTGAGCACTTCCCCGACGTGGAGGCCGACAATGTGACAAATGCAATTCTGAACGATATGATAGCCCGAGCACATTATGTTACAAAGGCGAAGCTGGCAGGATGGGAGAAAGTAGAGCCGCTTAAACCGATGCCAGTTAAGGTCAAGCCATTCCGCCACCAAATCCTTGGCTACAATATAGGCATTACCCTTCCTAATGTTGCCCTCCTTATGGAAATGGGGACCGGCAAGAGTCTTACCGCCCTAGCAATAGCCGGCAGGCGATACCTAGACGGACAAATCAAAAAACTTCTCATTGTATGCCCTACCAGTATTATGTTCGTCTGGCACGACGAATTCGAGAAATTCGCAAACTTCCCGTATTCACTGCTGGTGCTCGATGGTCCGGTCCAGAAACGAATCGAGCGGCTCCAGGAATTTAAGGGGGAAGGCCTCCAGGTTGCCGTCATAAACTACGAATCGGTGTGGCGCATGGAGGATGAGCTCCGTAGGTGGGAGCCGGACATGATTATTTCCGATGAATCCCAACGCATCAAGACACCTTCGGCCCAACAGTCCAAAGCCATGCACCGCCTGGGCAAAATCGCAAAATACCGCATGATTCTTACGGGGACACCGGTCACCCAGGGGCCGCTAGACTTCTTCTCACAATACAAATTCCTGGACCCGACCATCTTCGGCAACAGTTTTTACGCCTTTAGAGCCAGATACGCCGTTATGGGCGGCTATGAAAACCGGCAGGTGGTCCGGTATCAGAACCTGCCGGAGTTGATAGAGAAGGCCCACAGTATAGCTTTCCGCGTCACGAAAGCCGAAGCGCTGGACCTGCCGGAGCAGATAGACCAAATTCGCTATTGCGAACTGGAGCCCAAAGCCACGAGAATATACGAGCAGATGCGGCGGGAATGCATCGCGGAGCTCGAAAACGAGAAGGTCGTCACGGCAGCGAACGTGCTCTCAAAGCTGCTCCGGCTCCAGCAAATTACCGGCGGGTTCCTGGGGGACGGCGAGGGTGGCGTCCAGAAGGTAAGCAACGCCAAGCTGGATGTTCTTCGGGAGATTCTGGAGGACATCGTTATCGACAACGGAAAAAAGGTCGTCATTTTTGCCCGGTTTCGGCCGGAGATAGCGGCCATCGAAAAATTGTTAACAGATATGGCACTGCACTACGGCACAATTACAGGCGATACGCCGATGAAGGAAAGAGGGGAAAAGGTCCACGCATTCCAGACCGGAGCAAGTATAAATGTATTCGTGGCACAGCTCCAAACGGCGGGGCTCGGGATAACACTCTCGGCAGCAGATACGGCGGTGTTCTACAGCCTGGATTTCAGCTTCGCAAACTACGACCAGGCCAGAGCAAGATTACATCGTATCGGCCAAAAAAACAACGTCACAAATATTCACATTATCGCTAAAGGAACAGTGGATGAAAAAGTTATGAAAGCCCTGGCGAAGAAGAAGAACCTGGCGGACCTGGTGGTGGATGGGTGGAGGCAGGTGTTTGAACCATGAACATATCCAGGGAGCAGATGCTCCATTTCGTGAGCGAAATGGAAGATATTGCACTGATGGCTCTTGAGGGGAAGGTCACAAAGCAAGCCCTCGAGGCTCAATTCAGAATCATCCGCGAGAATATCGAAAGGTGGGAGGAATTTGCAGGAGACAATATTTGAACTCGCAGCGAAATTGAAAACGCTGCGGGAAGAAAAGAAAGAGATGGAGGAACGGCTTAAAGCCATTGAATCAGAAATCGAAGAAACGGAAAACCAGTTATCCCAGGAAATGGTTAACGCCGAAATTCAAAACTTCAACAAAGACGGAACAACCTTCTACCTGCAAATCAAGACCTATGCTAGCATAAAACCCGAATTTAAACAGCAAGTCTACGACTGGCTCAAGGCCAACGGATTCGAATCCTTAGTCTACGAGACGGTCAACGCTCAAAGATTTTCAGCTTTCATTAAGGAGCTCCTGGAGGAAGTAGATGAACTTCCCAGCGAGCTCAAAGATAAAGTCAACGTTTTTGAAAAAATTACTGTCGGCATGAGGAAGGCCGGCAAATAAAAAAGACAGGAGGATGAGCTTATGGCGAACGAACTTGCGGTCATTAATGATTTTCAATTCCCCGCAGTAGAAGGCATGGGGTCCATATTTCAGGAAGAAATGCAGGGGTTATCTTTCACCTTCGACCGCGTAAAAATTCCAAGCGGTGGCGGGTTGGCTTTCGAGGTCCCTGGCGATGATGAAGAAAATCCGGATATGGTAAAGGAAATTGTCGGCGTCATTGTAGACCATTACCCCGTGAACGCTTACTGGCAGGACAAATACGCAGGGCAGAACAATCCGCCGAACTGCGCCAGCATGGACGGCGTAAAGGGCGTTGACAGGGACACGGGCGAAGTCCGGACCTGCAATTCCTGCCCCTATAACGCATTCGGCACGGCCGAGGACGGCCGGGGTAAGGCCTGCAAGAACATGCACCGAATATACATCCTGCGTAACGGCGAGTTGTTTCCCCTGCTGCTTACCCTGCCGCCGACATCGCTCAAGAATTTTGCAAACTACCTGGCGAAGCGGGTTCTTGGCCGTGGCAAGAAAAGCCACGAAGTTGTCACAAAGATTAGTCTCAAGAAAGCTACATCAAGCCAGGGCATTGCATATTCCCAGGCGGCGTTCTCGCTGGTGGGTGTATTACCCCCGGAGGTCGCTGAAAAGATGAAAGTATATGCCGAACAGATACGGCCATTTACTAGGAACTTGCAGATTACGCAGGACGAGGCTATCGAGGCCGAAGCCGCGTCCGGGGGAAATCTCCCGTTTTAATCCAGAGCGGGCCGGTTCGGCCCGCTCTCACAAAAATACGGAGGAGGCTAAAGAAAAATGATTAGAACTGCAAAATACAACGTCGAGATAGAATTTATCGAGCCGATACTCGGTTCCTTGCCGGCGGACCCGGCGGTCTATACGAATTATATTGCATCCAAGGCGCCCTCAACATGGCAGCACGACGAAGAAGTAGAGCTTGCCGATGCCAGGGCGGACGAGATGAATTTGGATAAAGGAATTACCGTATTCGCAAGGGATGAAAAGGGCTTATTCCTCTACAACTATCACGTCAAAGGCTTTCTTAAGGAAGTTGCAAACATGCTCAAAGATAATTTCGGCATACCGAACTTACGCTCTAAGATAGATTATTACGTATACGTGCAGCCCAGGCGCATTTATCTTACTCGGCCCAACGGCAGAATCATACAGGAAGAAGATGAAATTTTCGAACGCCCGCTCCGTGCAAAGACGGCACAAGGAGAACGCGTCGCACTTGCGGCCTCGGAACGCATTAATCCGCCGTGCAAAATACAATTCACGCTGGAAATTGTGGAAAATTCAGCGGGAATTACGTGGGAGCTACTGCAGGAAATATGCAAATTCGGCCGCCTGAAAGGATTAGGCCAATGGCGGAACGGTGGCTGGGGGCAATTCGAACTAAAAACCTTTGAACTCGCACCCGGCTCAAAGCACCTGGAACCGATAGAGAAAGTATCGGGCAATAAAAAGAAAGCCGAAGAAAGTGAAGGCGAAGAAAAGAAGCGCAGGGGCCGCAAGAAGAAAGAAGAAAGTGCGGCCTAACAAAGGCGAGGTAAAGTGGAGTGATGCTAAGGTAATGCAAAGCCTGGCATTGTAACAGCAAAGTAAGGCGCTGCTAAGTTTAGGAACGGCAAGGCGATGCTTTGTGATAGGAAAGTAAAGCATTGCACCGCCCTCCGCAGCGGTTAAGCATCGTTCGGCATAGCAACGGCGCTGCGGAGTCAAGTCAAGCAGGGGTAATGCAATCCGCCGTTCGGCAAAAGCAGAGCCCTGCTGACTTGGCAATGGCATCGCGTTGTTCAGCTACGGCTTTGAATGGTGGGGCAAAAGCAAAAGCCTGCATAGCACGGCAAAGGCACGACATGGCATGGCAGTGTTATGCAATGGTGCGGTGCTGCGATGCAAAGGCGGAGCTAGACACGGCGAGGTTGTGGTGATGTTCAGTGATGCATAGGTATGGCAGGGTAAAGCGAGGGCGTCGTTCTGCGATGCATAGTGGAGCATAGGAAAGGCAAGCCGTAGCAAGGCCAAGGAGGAGCATTGCTCAACGATGCAGAGCAGGGTAGGGGCTGAGCGGAGCTGAGCAAAGCGATACGATGCAGCAGTTAGGCTAGGCAGGGCGATGCTGAGGCTGAGCGAGGCAACGTAACGGTACTGTTTAGTATTGTTTAGCAAGGTGCTGCATAGCATCGCGGCGTTGCGTAAGTTTTGCATAAGTTTTGCAAGTAAGCATAGGTATTGCGTGGTCTTGTATGGTATAGCATAGGCACAGCGTAGTCTTGTATGGTATAGCATAGGCACAGCGTAGTCTTGTATGGTATAGCATGGGCTTTGCCTTGCCTCGCAAGGTGAAGCATGGGCAGTGCATCGTAGAGTAATGCATCGGCTGAGCCTCGCGCAGCAGGGGTGTAGCAGTGAGCGGTAGGGGCACCGCTAGGGAAAGTAACGCAACGGCTATGCGAAAGCAAAGCTGCGCGTTACGATGCACCGGCGGCGTACTGTCAGGCAAAGGTAACGCTTTTGTATTGTGACGTTTTGCAACGGCTTTGCTTGGCAAAACAAAGGCGATGCCGAGCCCCACATATCACAGGCAAAACAATAGCCAGTAGGCGAGCCAGCCCTGTCTCCCTTGAGCGATTCTTGGTGAGGGAGAGTGATATTAAGTGGAAAGAAAAACATGTCCACTTACCATGCTCAGCGGGATAGAACGTCATGACTATGTACTACTTTATTGCCGTGAAGAGAAATGTGCATGGTGGGATGAAAAATCTAAAAAATGTGCGTTCGTATCAATTGCTAGTATCGCAAGAATTATAGGGAATACAATATAGAGCTGCTCCGACCGCAAGTCCAGCAATGCACGGCGGGGCGGTAAATGCACGGGAGTAGTCTAAGGGTAGGACACAGGACTTTGGCTCCTGTAGTGCAGGTTCGAATCCTGCCTCCCGTGCCACAACTCAAAGGAGGTGAATAAGCAAATGATTGATATGTCAATCATCAAAGATGTCCTCTTCGAAAAAAAGTCTGTCGTAGTAACGAATAGAACAAGTATTGACTGCAAAGTGAATATCGAGAGCGGGTATATTGAATTAATACCAGAGCCTATTGTTGTAAATTTCATGGATATTGATTCAATCGAACTTAAAAGCAATGGGATTATAAAAATAACGTTTACAGATTCGAGGGTTTTAGGATTAATTGTCGAATAGAGGCGGGGCGGGCCACCCCGGCCTGCCTTACTTGAAACGGAGGTAGTTGTCATGAAGGGAAAAGGAAAAAAGAAACGCACGTGCTGTATTTGCGGCACGAAGCTCCAGAATTCCGAAAAAAGTATATGTGCAGACTGTTTCGAAAGATGGGTAAGGGCATTTGTGGCAGACTATATAGCTCGGCAGAGATAAAGTTAGCAACCTTAAACGGGCGGCTACCCCGGCCTGCCCTGCTAACATATTAAAAAGAACATCATTAAATTGGAGCGAATCAGCTTTGCAATGCGGCACTGATGGGCGAACCAACATCCCTGGTTCGCCCGCATCCCCTTGCTTAAAAGGAGGCCTAACATGGCTACAATCGACAGACTAGGCTTAGACAACCGAATAGACTACAGAGAATTCTACCGTCAGCGGTTGCGGAATTTTAAAGATAAAGGCGACGAGCTCGTCGCCGACTGCCCTTTCCATAATGATACAAAACAGCATTTCTATATCAACGCCAAGACCGGACAATATCATTGTAAGGTCTGCAACGAAGCTGGCAACGCTCAAACCTTCCTCGAAAAGACCGAACACCTCACCCCCCAGGAAGCCTACCAGAAACTGCTCAAAATCGCCGGAATTGAGCCGAAAAGCACGCAGAAAAAACCGAAAGTAGACTATTTTTCGCAATATGCTGAAATGAAGAAACTACCGAAGGATTTTCTTCAATCTTTGGGCATCAAGAACGCCAATATCGGAATCTCTATTCCCTACATGGACGAAGCCGGCGTCGTAGTAGCAACGAAGAAAAGGCGTATCTCCGATGGTTCAGGGCCACGATTTACTTGGAACCGGGGAGCGAAACTACTCCCCTACGGTCTTTGGCGGCTGAAAGAAATTCGAGAAGCCGGCTACTGCATCCTGGTGGAAGGTGAGAGCGATTCACAAACGCTTTGGTATCACGGCTTCCAGGCACTGGGTATCCCAGGAGCAGGGAGCTTCAAAAACGAGTGGGTGGACTACATCCGGGACGTGCCGAAAATATACATCCACCAGGAGCCGGGCGAGGGTGGGGAGGCGTTCCTAAAACAAATATGCGGCAAGCTCCTGGACGAAGGCTACCGGGGCAAGGTGTATGTGATACATACCCCGGGCTACAAGGACCCTTCCGACCTGCACGTCGCCGACCCGAACGGGTTCAAAGCAACGTGGCAGAAGGTCCTCGAATCGGCCAGAGAGCTCAATCTTGCAGACTTCGAACCGAGGCCCGAGGAAATCATACCAAACGCACCGATACGCCTCCGCCTGCCGGTTGGCTGGATTGTGAACGAAAACGGCGTATACAAGCAGGAAAAGGACGGCCTGCTCCTCGTCTGTCCCGTTCCGATACTCATCACGAAGCGGCTTCGAAATATAGATACGGGCAATGAAAAAATTGAAATTCACTTCCGGCGCGACAACCAGGACCACTACATCCGCGCCAACCGGAGCACGGTTTTTCAGAACCGGACCATCACGCAGCTCGCGGACCGCGGCCTGCCGGTGACGAGCGAGAACGCCAAGAAATTAGTTAAATACCTCGGCGACCTCGAGGCAGAAAACATGAAGCTCATACCGGTCCAGCGGTCTACGGAGCAGATGGGATGGGTGAGTTCAAGCATCTTCATCCCGGGTGCCGACGGCGATGTTGTCCTGGATGTGGACGAAGGTTCGGCGTACATCGCGGCGGCATATCACCCGGAGGGCAGCCCCGACGAATGGAAAAATGCAGCCGTGCAGGCCAGGGCAATATCGCCGATTGCCAGATTCGTATTGGCGGCAAGTTTCGCCGCACCGCTTTTATCCATCCTGAACCAGCGCGTGTTCGTGGTCCACTGCTGGGGGCCGAGCCGCGGTGGAAAGACGGCAGCGATAAAGCTGGCCCTGAGCGTTTGGGGCAACCCCGAAACACTGCTCATGAACTTCAACGCCACAAAGGTTGCTCTGGAGCGGTTGGCGTCATTCTTTAACGACCTGCCCCTGGGAATAGACGAAAAACAGGTTGCCGGTGATAAACAGGGATTCGTGGAGGGGCTGATATATCTTCTCGGTTTGGGCAAAGGCCGGGCAAGAGGCACGAAAACGGGCTGGCTGCAGCAGTTCAAATATTGGCGAACCATAGCTCTTACCAGCGGCGAAGAACCGATTTCAACGGCCTCTAGTCACACCGGCATAATTACAAGAACACTGGAACTCCGGGGGCAGCCCATACCTGACGAAAGATTCGCCGCGAAACTGCACGACATCGTAGTTGAACATTACGGCCACGCAGGGCCGGTATTCATCCGTAAATTAATCGAATTTATCAAGGACAACCCTGAGGACATAAAGGCATTGTATGAATCTATCCTGGAACACCTCGATGTATACGGCGCAGGCAAGCTCGGTTCGCACAAAGCGGCGGTCGCGACGGTGTGTGTGGGCGACATTTTATCGAGCATGTGGATTTTCGGGCATGAACCGGCGATAGCAAAAAGCGAGGCAATGGAACTGGCCGAATTCATCCTGGACTCCCTGCAGGATTACGAAGAAGCCGACTACGCTGAACGAGCGAAGGAATGGCTCGATTCCTGGATAGCGCAGCACTGGGCGAATTTCGGCGACGACGCCAAGGAGCGGTTCGGCTGGGTGAAGCCGGATGGCATTGCGATACTACCGTCGGCACTGGAACCAGCGATGAAGAAGGAGGGCTTTTCACCCACGAGGGTATATTCGGACTTCGCGGAGAGGGGGTGGATTCTTGGAGGGGACGGCAGGCACATCAAACGGAAGATACAAATCGAAAACAAGCAGTATAGAGTAATATTCTACACGGGGCTCGACAGGGATGATGACGAGGAAGAAATACCTTTCTGAAAATTCTGTATGTGGGAAGTGTGGGAAGTGTGGGAAGCCTTGTGGGAAGCCTTCAAACCCGCATGGCGCCTAATATAGAAAGTATACTTCCCACACTTCCCACAAGAAAGTATACTTCCTTTACAACTTGCGCACACAAAAATTTAGTACCTCCCCAGGCGATATAAAAATTTTTGTACCGAAAAAATAGATATATATTTTCGCAGGTATGTGGGAAGCCTAAAAACCCCTAGTAAAATCAAGGCTTCGAGGCCATTTTCGGCTTCCCACACGATGTGGGAAGCCTTAAAAATATCGTAAATAATGATACAAAAATGGGAAGTGATATATCGTGAATTACGATAAATTTAAAGACCCCTACGCCCTTGAACAGGATGTGCGTGAAAAACAAAAATGGGAAGCCCTATTCAAAATCACCACCAAGCTCTACCCAAATAACACTGAGCTTCTAGAGGCGCTGCATGCGGTCCGCATGGCCGGAGCGGTGCTGAAAAAAGAAAAGAACGGCTACGTCATACGACCAATTATCGATTACTGGGGAGAACGCTCGCTGTTCAAGACGGTTGAGGTTTACGAAAAGTGGAAGGATACGTACCTCATGCCGTTCAAGGAGCAAATCATTAAAGTTATGCAGGCATTCACGATTGCCCAGGAATACGAAAAACTGGCCGCTCAATTCGTGGGCAAAACCATCAGGACCCCCGAAGGAGAGGGGGAAGTTCTTGGGGTGGAGCTTCACGAATTCATTGTAAAGATTAACGGCGAAGAAAAACACTTCGCCATCCAGGAATGCGAGCCATTTTAATTAAGGTTGGGAGGCAAAAAAATGAATAAAAAAAAACTTGACCATAAAAGAACGGTTAGAAAAGCTACCATGTGGATTAAAGATTGATTTACTTAAAAATCAATGCTGCATGACAATATGTCCCAACCCAAATAAGCGGGGCAATTCGGAGGCGATTGAAAAATGCGAGTATTGGATTGGAGGTGGTGAAGGATGAGCCGCATAATAGATGCTGCATGGTTCCCTAACAAGCGGGAAGCTGAGAAATACGTAAAGAAGAAAGTAGGGAAAGACAAAGGTAAGCAGGCCAAGATATATCCAGCCGGCTACTACAAGGGCGCAGGCTGGAGTGTGCGGATTGAGGAGGTAGAAGAAAATGCGTGATTGGGAAAGAGACTGGGAACTATGCCAAAAAGCTACGCCGGGACCGTGGGCGGTTCGAGATGAGTTTCGGGTACATTCACCAAATAGCCCAGTTGTTCATTACTGCGCAGTAGGTTATAAGTGCGATTTTCGGCGCAGAGTTGGAGATATACACTATAGTCCATATGGACATAACTCTGTAGTAATAAACTGCCAACCATTATCATGGGCATCTGTTTGCCAAGCACGAGCAAATGCGCAGTTTATAGCCGAAGCCCGTGAGGCCCTTCCGTATTGGTTACAGCAGTTTAGAAAAATTGTTGAGGTGTTAAAAGATGCCGAAATATACATACATGGGAAGGGGCCTGTAACAATAGACGAAATTCTTGAAGAAGAATGTAATACTTTTGAGGGGGAAGAAGAAAGATGACAATTAAAATAATTTCTCTACTGATTTCCACCGTTTCGCTGATTATTTCAATTGTCGCGATGTGGAAAAGTAAACGTGCGCAGCATGAAATAAACAAAGTCCAGGAAAGATTAACGCAAATTGAAAAACAAAACAATGAAATTATGCGTCAAATTGATGAGTTGGATTGTGAATTCACCAGGCATGTTAGGGACTACGAAGATTGAGGCATGGAGAGTGAACCACCTTGAAGAAACACATTCCGACCGAAAAATCAATTACCCAGCGAATTATCTCATATCTAAATCGCTTTTCCGGGTGCCGGGCAATGAAATTCCCCGGCACCATACACCGCCACGGCGAGCCGGACATTTTCTGCTGCTACCGCGGCCGTATGGTGCTGCTAGAAGTCAAACGCCCAGGTGGGAAGCCCACACCGCTACAGGCAGCTACGCTGGCGAAGTGGCGGCAGGCCGGAGCGGTGGCGGAAGTGGTGCATAGCGTGGAGGAAGTTAAAAAGATTTTGGAGGGGTTAAAATGACTCTTCAGGAACTCGTTTCAGCCCTGGAGTATACCAGGGAGCAGATTTTCAACGCAGAATTACGTCTCGACCAAACGGACCCGAAAGAACCGGAGCTCATCGATGCTCTGATATACGAGCTCAGGGCCTGGGGAAAGAGATACGAATATTACAATCGCAAAATCAGGGAGGCCGTGAGGAATGGACAAGAAATACAGGGTCGAGGGCTGCTTCAGTTTGGCGGTAGACGCTGAAGACATTCAAAGAGCACGGACGAAAGCACAAGAAATACTGTATAAGGTATCGCAGGCGACCGGAATAGGATTCTGCATTGTGAGCGTGGTGAAAAGCGATGAATAACGAAATGGTCAAACTCGTTTTTCGGATGGTGATAAACACAATGGCAGGAAAGAGAGAAAGAAATGAGGCGCTGTATGAAGAGTATCTGCGAAAAGGGGAGAACAGCATGGAATATGTCCAAGAATCTTGCGAGGGAATCATTACAATCGGCGAATATGTGGAATTTATGCAACCATGGACTTACCGGATGCTAAAACTTATGCCGCGCATACAACCGTTAATAAACAAAGCAAAAGATATAACTGAGCAAATCCTACAAGCCGCCGACGTTTCAGGAGAGGCCAAGCACTACGCAAAACTTATGCAGGAGCGCCCGCTTCCCGGCAGAGCGGGGCTGCTCCCTGGGGAGAGGGAGGATGCGCTGCTGTGAACTACATACGCGAAGCAGAGAACTATCTTTACTACTACCACGACCTGCATAAGAGTTTGCAGCAGATTGAAAGCCAGATAAGCCGTCTAATCGCAAAGGCAGGACCTAAAGACATTAGTGCCGTATGCTACGAGCAAGTCAAGGCCAATCCTTCACCTCACCAAGACGAAACAATCAATGTCTTGTTCCAGCTTCAAAAACTCATAGAGAACAGGGAGCGCACCAAGCAGGAATTAGAGAAAATAGACCGAATCCTGGACGAAATCAGCCAGGACCCGGGATGCGAGTTGTATGGGGAGATCCTGCGGAAGTGGTATATCGAGAGAGTTCCCAAGGAAGATATAGCAGAGGAATTAGGTTACAGCAGCCGGCAGAGCATATACGACCTGCGGGCGAAGGCTATACGGAAGTTTGCAGTGCGGCTTTTCGGGATAGGAGCCCTGGAGATGCTGTAAAAAATTTTTAACGAAACATCGTTGAATATGATGAAACTGGAAAAAGAGTAGACAGACATTTTCTTAAAAACGTGGTATTATGCTATTGAGTGGCAGAGTGCCTGGGATTCTGGGCACTTTCTTTTTTGAATGCAATTTACGGCGGCCCATCACGGGCGGGTGCAGCACCCCAGCATGAGAGGCCAGGGGTGAAGTAAGTATGAAGCCTTGGGCGAAAAGCTTTTACAAAAGCAAGGCTTGGCGACAATGCAGAGATGCATTTTTTGCCAGTAGATATGGACTGTGTGAGAGATGTGGAAAACCAGGCGTGATAGTGCATCATAAAATCAAACTCACACCGAGCAACATCAACGATCCAACTGTGACGCTGAATTGGAATAATCTAGAACTGCTTTGCCAGGATTGCCATAATAAAGAACATGGAGGATCAGTGACGGCTGATGGGTTGGAGTTTGATGAGAATGGTGATTTGATATACACCCCCCAGGGGTAAAAATGCATATAGCCTATGGGGACCGGGCTGCGGGCCTTCGAAAACCCCGGAACGGATTTCGCGCACGACGGGGGTTCGGCAGGAGGTGACACAAAATGGACAAAATTCAGAAAGATAAGCTGATTAAGAAGGAAATGCAGAAACTTAACAAATTTTTCAAAAACATACCGAAAGAAAAGCAAACGATGATTCAAGGATTGAAGGAACAAGCTGCCTTCATGTATGCTACGCTCGTTGAGCTCCAAGAAATCATGAACACCGAGGGTCCCGTAGAACTTTTTGAGCAGGGTAAACAGCGGCTAATCAGAGAGCATCCGGCCAGTAAGGTGTATAACGCAATGATAAAGAACTACACCAGCGTAATAAAACAGCTTTTGGACCTTCTGCCGAAGGAAGATGCGAAACAACAAGAGGATGAATTGCTGGCATTCATCAAAAAGAAGTGATCTAAAATGAACTGGATTCTTGAATACTGGAAGGAGATCGAGAATGGTAGCATAATCGTGTCGCAGAAGGTCCGCAAGATTTACGAGCGACTAGCAAAAGAAATTGAAAATCCAAAGGGCGATTGGGTATTTGACGAAGAAAAAGCCAATCGCCCTATTGAATTTATAGAGCGGTTCTGCAAACAGTCAAAAGGCGAGTGGATAGGGCAACCAGTTCGACTGCAATTATTCCAGAAGGCATATATATCGGCACTATTCGGTTTCGTGCATAAAGAAACTGGTTTGCGGCGGTTCAAAGAAACGCTTTTTCTGGTTGCGAGAAAGAATGGAAAAAGTACTCTGCTTTCCGGCATAGCTTTATACATGCTTATGGCTGACGGAGAAGGCGGCGCCGAAGTATACAGCGTTGCCACAAAAAAGGACCAGGCTAGAATTGTTTTCACAGAAGCAGTAAACATGGTAAAGCAATCACCAGCGTTATCCCGGCATCTGAAGAAACGAAAGACGGACCTATACATGCCGCTGACATTTTCAAAATTTGAACCGCTTGCCTCTGACAGCAACAGCTTGGATGGTTTAAACAGCCACTGCGTTATCATTGACGAATTGCATGCTATAAAGGACCGGAACCTATACGAAGTTATGAAACAGTCCATGAGTGCCCGCAGACAACCGTTGCTAGTGATGATTACCACAGCTGGTACGGTCCGCGAATGTATCTATGATGACATGTATGATTACGCTTGCAAAGTCGCTGATGGCATTATCGAAGATGACCGATTCCTGCCGATACTTTATGAATTAGATGACCGGTCAGAGTGGACAGACTGGCGCATGTGGATCAAGGCCAATCCGGGCCTTGGCACGATAAAGAAGATGGATGACCTTATTCAGAAAGTCGAAAGGGCCAAAAAGAATCCGAACGACCTGCCGGGTATATTATGCAAGGACTTCAACGTCCGGGATACGTCGGCGGGTAGTTGGCTGACTTTCGAAGAAATCAACAACGAAGAAACCTTTGACATTGAAGATCTGCGCGGCTGCTATGCGGTAGGAGGGGTTGACCTTTCCAGCACTACTGACTTGACTTGTGCAACACTGCTTATTATGAAACCTGACAGCGATAAAAAATATTGCATACAGCATTATTTTCTGCCTGAAGATTTACTCGAAAAGCGGGTCCAGGAAGATAAAATTCCTTACGACAAATGGCGGGACCGTGGCCTGCTTACCGTTTGTGTCGGCAATAAAGTAAACTACAAGGACGTTACCGCATGGTTTGAGAGCATGATAGAAAAGTACGATATACGGCCATTGTGGGTAGGGTACGACCCCTGGAACGCGCAGTATTGGGTTGAAGAAATGGAAGCTAAGGGATTCGTTATGGAAGAAGTCCGGCAGGGATATAAAACTCTGTCGCAACCGATGAAAGAGCTAGAAGCTGACCTGAAGGCCCATAAGATAAATTATAACAATAACCCAATCCTGAAATGGTGCCTAACGAACACCACAGTCAAGCGAGATGAAAACGATAACATCCGGCCTGTGAAGGGCCAGAACCAGCGACAGCGAATTGACGGCATGGTTTCGCTGCTAATTGCTTATGTAGTGCTTCATAATCACCTTTCTGACTACCAAGCATTGATTTAAAGGAGGTGATGAAGTGGCTGAAAGACGGAGCTTATTACAAAAAATTTTCGGAGCGATCAGAGAAAGAACGACATTATCACGGTTGCAAATACTTTCTGGTTATACTCCCGTATTTACGCCGTGGAGCGGCAACCCGTACGAAGCTGATGTTGTCCGAGCTGCTGTGGATGCTATCGCTAGGAATGCCGCGAAATTAAAGGCAAAGCATATCAGGAGAGTAGACGGCCAGATAATTCCCGTAGGCGGCCAGATTGAGCGATTGCTGCAAATAAGACCCAACCCGCTAATGAGTGCCTACGATTTCCTCTACAAACTTGTCACTACTCTCCTGATAGATAACAACGCTTTCGCATATCCTGTGTGGGAAGGACCGAATTTGGTCGCGATCTGGCCGATTAATTGCACGGCGGCGGAATTCCTTGAGGATGACAGCGGGATGGTTTTTGTGAAGTTTCATTTCGGCGGGGCCCAGTCTGTTATATTGCCTTATGATGAGGTAATTCACTTACGACGTCACTTTTACAAAAATGACCTGACTGGGGAAACAAACACGCCGATTAATTCAACCTTGGAAGCCATCCACACTGCTAATGAAGGCATAGCGCAGGCAGTAAAAACATCTGCACATCTCCGCGGTATTCTCAAATACGCGGGGATGTTGAAGGAATCCGACATAAAGGCCAACCGCGACCGATTTGTCGCAGAATATTTGTCTGTCCAGAACAACGGCGGTGTGGCCGCATTAGACGGCAAAGCTGATTATATCGAGCTTAAGAATCAGCCTATGATGGTAAACGCCCCGCAGATGAAGGAACTTCGAGATGCTATATTCAGGTATTATGGTGTAAACGAGAACATCGTAATGGGCAAATACACCGAAGATGAATGGAATGCCTTCTATGAAAGCACAATTGAACCCCTGGCCGTGCAGATGAGCCTGGAATTTACCAGCAAGCTGTTTACTGAGCGGGAGCGAGGTTTTGGTAATGAAATCATATTTGAGGCTAACCGCTTGCAATATGCGAGTGTGAGCACAAAACTAGCATTGCGGGAAATGGTAGACCGTGGCGCTCTCACCCCGAACGAATGGCGAGAAGCCTTCAACCTTGCGCCGGTGGAGGGTGGAGATAGGCCGATAAGACGACTTGACACCAGACCGACTGACGAAACGGACCAAGGCGGTGATGATAATGCCAATGCCGACTCCTAAAAGCGACGAAACCAAAGATGAATTTATAAAACGCTGCATGACCGATGAGGTCATGCTTGGAGAATTTCCCGACGAAAAACAGCGATATGCTGTTTGCTTATCTCAGTACCAAAAGGGAGGTGAGAAAAAATTGGCAGTGGTGACAAGAGAAATCAGAATGGCCGAGATAAGGGCCTTAGAGCCTGAGAATGAAAATGAAATGATAGTCGAGGGTAGGGCGATCGTCTATGATAAACCCACCCTGATGTATGAAATTGATGGGCGCAAGTATTATGAGGTAATTGTCAAAGGTGCGTTGGATGGCGCTGACCTTCGGGATGTGCCATTCAAGTATAACCACTCTGACAGTGTTATGGTAATGGCACGCACCAGGAACAAAACCCTAGAGCTTATCCCTGATGATGAAGGCCTTCTGATACGTGCAAAACTAGCAAACACTACGGCTGGTAGAGACCTGTATGAGCTGATAAAGCGAGGCGACATCGACAAGATGAGCTTCGCCTTTACTGTTGCTGAGGAAGCCTATGACAAAGAAACCCGCACCAGGAAGATATTACGATTCAAGCGCATTTGGGATGTGTCGGCGGTGGATACCCCGGCATACCCTGATACTTATATAGCCGCTCGTGCTTACTTCGAGGCGCTGGCGGAGGCCGAGCGCCGGGCAGCGGAGGCTGCTGAAGAATTGCGGAAGCGGCTAATAGCAAGAACATATCTATAAAGGAGGAAGAAGATTATGAACATCGAAAAACGTTTAGCCGAAATAAAAGAGCGCAAGGTAGAAATCCGTAAACTGCTGGAAAGCGGAGAAAAAGTTGACCTCGAAAAGATTAATGAGGAGCTCAGGCAGTTAGAAGAGGAAGAAAAAGAGCTCCGCAGAAGGTTAGAAATTGCGCAGGGGATTCAGGATGGGACTGTGCAGGCCAGGACCATTTCTGTAATAGGGCAGGCCGAAAAGAGGGACAAAACCATCGAGGAAATTCTTGCGAGTCCCGAATACCGGAGCGCATACCTGAAGAGGTTGCAGGGTAAAGAACTGACCGAAGCTGAAAAACGTGCATTGACAACCGCGAGCAATAGCGCCGGTGCTGCGGTGCCTACTCGGACCTTGAACATGATAATCGATAAGATGCGTCAGACCAGTGCCCTGTTCCCCAGGATAAATGTTTCTTACGTGCCTGGCAATTTATCTATCGTGGTGGCCAACGCCAAAAATGCGGCTACATGGAAATCTGAAGGCGTCGACGGTACTCCTGCCGACGATACTGTTGTAAGCATCCAGCTGACCGGTTACGAACTGATTAAACTGGTAGAAATGTCTGCGGCAGCTGAAGCAATGACAATTGACGCCTTCGAGCAGTATATTACTTCTGAAATCGGCCGTCAGATGGCGATTGCCGTGGAAAATGCTATTCTGAACGGCTCCGGAACCGGGGAGCCCACTGGCATCCTGACCGGCATTACCTGGGATACTACGAACTCTCATTCCTATGCTACTGCCATTAGTTACGATGACATTGTAGATGGCCTTGCATTGCTTCCGACAATGTATCACAACAATGCGGTATTTGTTATGAACCGCAAGATGCTGTTCAGCGGCATCCGGAAGATAAAAGCCCAGGACGGTCAGCCGATCTTTACCTACAACCCGCAGGATCGGGCAGCTATGACTATACTGGGCTATCCGGTCATACTCGATGACTACATGCCCGATGACACCATCCTGCTGGGTGACCTCAGCTACTACTACATGAACTTTGCTAAGGCGCCCACCATAGACGTATCCAGAGAAGCGGGCTTCAAGTCTGGCAAGGTAACATACAGAGGATTGGCGGTTGCCGATGGCAAACCCGCTTTGGCAGAGGCATTTGTGAAGATATACAAGAGCGCTTAATAAAGGTTAATGGGCAGGGATAACTCCTGCCCATTGGCTTTAAGGTGGTGATTTTTGATGGCGATACTTGATGATGTAAAAATTGCTCTTCGCGTGACTAACACGGCATTTGATAGTGAAATTTTAGACCTTATTGATGCCGCCCGGCAAGATTTAATTCTGTCGGGCGTTACCACTTTAAAAGCAAATGATGACACTGATCCATTGATAAAACGAGCTATCATTACCTATTGCAAAGCTAATTTTGGCTTTGACAACCCTGATGCCGACCGCCTACAAAAAAGCTACGATATGCTTAAAATGCACCTGTCATTATCGACAGAGTATACCGAGGCGGTGGAATAATGCGCTTTAAAGATGTAATCTACCTAATAAGCGTTACTGTTCCGAAGGACGAAAATGGCCATCCTGCCACAGACGAAAACGGCAATCCGATTGAAATTCTTACGGAACGCATGGTATTTGCCAATGAATATAGTATTTCATCCAACGAATATTACAACGCTGCCATGACCGGCTTACGACCCGCTAAACAATTTGAGATATACAGCTTCGAATATCAGGGCGAAGACCGGTTAAAACACAACGGCATAATATACCGCATTATTCGAGCAGAAACCCGGGGCGAAAAAACCCGACTGACCTGCGAAAGGGTGGCCGCTGATGGTTGATGTGCCGATAGACAGACTAGCTGACGAGATTACAAAGGCCATCCAGGAATATACCGAAGATGTGGCAAAAGCTATCGAGAAAAAAGTAGATGAAGTTGCTGAACAGGTTCTTCAAGAGACGAAAAATCTTGCACCGAAGCGGACCGGCGAATACGCCAGCACTTTTGTAAAGACAAAACAGGATGAATATGGTAAGACTCGACGGGTGATCTGGAACAAAAAGCATTACCGCCGGGTTCATTTGCTTGAATTCGGCCATGCCAAAGTGAACGGCGGCAGAGTAGATGCTATTCCGCATCTACGACCGGCTTATGAAAAATATGCGATTGAATTGCCGGACCACATTAAGCGGATTATCCGGAATGGAGGGGGAGAATGACGCAAGCAGAACTTATACAGGCTCTAAAAAGTCTAGGCATGCCTGTGGCCTACAGCGAATTTACATCTCCCCAGACACCGCCGTTTATTTGTTGTCAGCACGTTTATTCCAGGGACATTATGGCCGACAATCAGAACTATGTTGAAGTAGGCTTTTATCAGATTGAACTGTATACCTCTAAAAAAGACCCTGCTGTAGAGAAATTAGTGCAGGATAAACTAAAAGAATTAAAATTACCCTATTCCAAAATTGAAACTTGGCTGGACGATGATAAAGTTTTTCAGGTAATTTATGAAGTCCAATTGATTGGAGGTTGAGAATATGCCGAATAAAGTGACCTTCGGCCTCGAACAGGTCCATATAGCCTTTATGGAAACCTCTTCGCCGACGCAACCAGCATGGAAAACTCCTGTCAAAATACCTGGCGCAGTGAGGTTCACACCTACTCCTCAGGGCGAAGAGAGTACATTTTACGCCGATAATGGGCCTTACTTCACGGTAACGTCGAATAATGGCTATACCGCTGAACTTGAAATGGCTCTTATCCCTGATGACATTTTGGCTGAAATGTTAGGATGGGAGATTGACAGCAATGGCATGTTAGTGGAAATAGCAGACGGAGAGCCCAAAGAATTTGCCCTAATGGGGCAGGTCCAGGGCGACCAGAAGAACCGGCGCTTTGTTTACTATCGTTGCAAAGCTTCAAGACCGGCGAAGGAACATACCACCAAGGGCGAAACAACGACACCAAATACTGATGTGTTAACGCTTACTATCCTGCCCATTGAAGTAAACGGCAAGAAGATAGTCAAGGGTGTCATTGAGCTTAACGACACCAATCAGGCTGTATATGATTCTTTCTTCGATGCTGTAACTTTGCCGACATTTGGAGGAGGGTCTTAATTGAGAGAAATAAAGATAGGTGGGAAAGAAATACGGGTCAAGGCATCGCCCTTGACCCTTCTCTTTTATAAGCAGGAATTCAAATCCGACATGATCGGCGATATTCTAAAGCTCCATGCCGTCCAAAAGAATCCTGCGGAGTTGGATTCGCTGATATTCTTACAAATCATTTGGGCAATGAACAAAGCGGCAGAGTATGGAAAGGACTTTCCGAGCTTCCCGAAATGGCTTAAAACCCTGGATGCTTTCGACATAAGCGATACAGACATGCTGAAAGCAGTCTTTGAAGAAGCCGCGAAGGGTTTTTTTCGTAGGGGAGCGATGCGAAAGCGGCGCAGCTAAACATGAAGTAGATACCGATTTTGCGCTGGAATTGTTGGTGTTGGGCAAGAAATGCGGCCTGTCGCTGGTGGAGATGAACGAATTTCGGGTTCGTGACTTGCTCGATTTTGTGGAGATATACACCGGAGCAAAAGAAAAAAGGCCGCGTATGGCGACCCAAGAGGACATAGATGCATTTTTCAGTATGTGATGGTTTTGATTAGCTCTGCACGGGTTATTCCACCCACTTTTTTCGCCAGCGGCCCTGTAATATTTTCCCCTGCTTCTCCATACATTGAAATTATTTCAGCCGGCTGTTTAGATTCCTCAGGCATAATTGTTTGAAAGCCTGCCCATACTTCCAATTCGCCTTTTGGTATGTTTTCGAGGGAAATGGAGGCTTGCCACTGGCCGTTTTCAACCTTTGCAGCGCCTTCTTGTGTGTTTTCAGGGTGATCTTTCGGCATAACCTGCCAGGCGATCATTGCGCCATCGGGCAAATTTGTTTGACCCGACAGTTTTAACGTAGAGCCTTCAATGATAGGCTCGAAGGATAATTCGACGGCTGGCGGTTTTGCCGCAGGATTGTTTTCAACTGTAGGTGTTTTATTTGAATCACTAGAGCTACAAGCTGTTAGTAACACCATAATTGCTACTAACAGTAGTAAATATAGTCTTTTCATCACGTATCCCTCCCTTGAAGTATTATTTACTTCTTTTCTTTTTCTATACAAAATTGTTTTTCCCTGCTTTAAAGGGGGTGAATATCATCGCCGAGACTATAAAAGGAATTAACGTCGTTATTGGTGCAGAAACAACCGGCCTCAGTGCAGCCCTAAGCGACGTAAATAAAAAATCAAAAGAGATACAATCCGAATTAAAGCAGGTGGAACGCCTGCTTAAATTTGATCCTTCTAATACTGAGCTTTTAGCGCAAAAGCATAAACTCTTGGGCGATGCGGTTGCTAACACAAGAGAAAAACTTGAGCGATTAAAGGCGGCTCAAGAGCAGGTAAACGAGCAATTTCAGAAGGGCGAAATATCGGAAGGGCAATATAGGGCATTTCAGCGAGAAATAGCAAAGACAGAGCAAGAATTACAGCGGCTGGAAGAACAGCTGAAAAAATCTCACCCCACCTTGGAGGCCTTCGGAGCGAAGGCTAAAGAAGTTGGCGAGAAACTTTCTACTGTTGGTGGCAACCTGACAAAGTATGTCACTGCTCCACTTGCCGCCGCAGGAGCTGGGTTATTGGCAGTAGGCAGCCAGTTTGATGACGCATTCGATAAAATACGCACCGGCACCGGAGCCACCGGTGAAGCTCTGGAGGAACTCAAGGAAGATTTTCGAGCAGTGGCCAAAGAAGTTCCGGCAAGTTTTGAAGATATTGCTACCGCCATAGCGGATTATAATACCCGTCTGGGGCTTTCCGGCGAGGCACTTCAAAAACTTTCTGCTCAAACCTTGGAACTCGCTCGCATCACCGGCCAGGACCTGGCGACCGTAATTGAAAATACATCGCAGTCTTTTCAGGCATTTCAGCTTCCTACTCAAGAATACGGAAATGCTTTGGACTTCGTATTCAAGGTATCGCAATCCACCGGTATATCATTGCAGCAGCTTCAGCAGGACCTTATTAAATTTGCTCCTGCTTTACAGCAACTTGGTCTCGGATTTCAGGAAAGTGCCACTCTTATCGGCCAGCTTGAAAAAGCTGGCGTGAATGTAGAACAGGTCCTTTCCGGTCTAAATAAAGCAGTAGCAACGATGGCAAAGGAAGGCGTTAAAGATGCCAATGAAGCGATAAAACTTTTGTTTGAGCAAATAAAAAATGCTCCGACGGATATCCAAGCTACTCAAGTTGCTATAGATACTTTCGGTGCTAGAGCAGGACCAGCTTTGGCTACAGCAATTCGAGAAGGTAAGCTGGAATATCAGGACCTTTTAGCTACTTTGCAGGGCAGCAACGAAACCATCCTTGGCGTGGCTAACGATACCAAGGACTGGGCGGAAAGGCTGGCAGAGCTTAAAAATAATGTAATGCTAGCATTAGAACCTATTGGCGAACAGTTTTTTGGCGCCATAAATGACCTTATCCCGCTTATAAAAGACGTGACTGCTTTCATTGCCGGCTTAATCGAGAAATTCGCCAACCTTCCTGGGCCAGTTCAAGAAGCAATATTAATTGCTGGTGTTTTGGTGGCAGCTTTAGGCCCAGTTCTGTCGCTTGTCGGGTCCCTCATCACTACCATTGGCACCTTGACGCCCATGTTTGCCGCACTGTCCGGGCCTATCGGCATCGCAGTGGCCGCCATAGCTGGCCTGACTGCGGCAGGAGTAGCATTGTATCAAAATTGGGACACTATTAAGGCGCGTATATCTTCCATCTGGAACAGCATAAAAGAAACCGCCTCCAAGGTGTGGGGCAGCATCAAAGACACCATAAAAGGAACGATAAACAGTATAATTGGCTTTATAAATAAATGGATACGTGCCTTGAATAATATCAAAATCCATGTGCCATCCATCAATATTCCTTTGGTCGGCACCGTCGGGGGATGGACCATAGGTCTGCCCCATATCCCAGAAATACCAATGCTAGCCGAAGGTGGAATTGTTACGAAACAGACATTGGCGATGATTGGTGAGAAGGAGCCTGAAGCAGTAATTCCATTGCGGGAATTGCGGAGCATTATCGCTGACATACTTGAAGAACAGCGTGCGAAGATAGAATTACAAAGCAGATTAGCAACTGCCGGAGGTCCTGAAGTGCATTTGCATATAGGAACCCTTGTTGCGGATCCACTGGGCCTGAAAGAGCTGGAACGGACATTGCAAAGATATCGCATTGGAGAAATCCAGCGGATAGGAGGCCAATAATATGGCTGTTTTCATTGATGGCGTAGAGATAATGAATCCGTCCGACAGGAAAGTAATAATGTTTGATATCGAGCAAGAGGATCGCACAGCCTCCGGGCGATTAGTATCGGATTACGTTGCTACCAAGCGGATATTACAATTAAGCTGGAGTATTATTAAGCATGATGACTTAAAGCAAATCCTGGATATTTTGGCATCAAGAAGATATCACACAATTGTTTACCCCGACCCGCAGAGTGGAGAAACACATACTATCACGGCTAAAGTAAGCGGCAATATCCAGATTGGCTCATGGCGTGTTATAGGCGGCGTTAGGTACTGGAAAGATGTTTCATTATCGCTAGTAGAGCGATAGGAGGTGTATACTATGGCCCGAGTAAGCCTTGCACGGCAACAATTGTCCGACACCGGCCTTGTGGCGGCATATTCGCCTGCCGTGGCCGAAGGTCACGCTGTTGAAAACAACGGCAAAGTGATACTGCACGTGAAAAATGATTCAGAAGCGGATGTAACCGTGACAATCTTGAGCGGTTATACCGTAAATGGCCTAAAGTTGGCCGACAGAGTAGTAACCGTCCCTGCTGGCAAATCCGTTTTTATTGGGCCGCTTGACCCCAAAATATACAATCAGAATGACGGCCTTGCCGGTCAAGTGGCGATAGACTACTCATCGGTGGAAGGAGTATCCGTGGCAGCCTTATTGATTCCGTGAGGTGATGCCGAATGTATCCCGTCACCGCAGATTTTGTCTCCAAAATGCGCGCCGACGAGCGCCGTATTCATGCACGTATAGAAATAGACTACACAGACCCGTTTCTAGACCAGAGCATACAGGTGGAGGCCTCCGAACAAGCGAATGTATCCTACCCCGCCCAAACCGCCGATGCAGTATCCGAGCCTTTCGCAAAGATAGCATCCCTGGACGGCTCCTGGGTGCTGGACGGCAGCTTTGCACTTGCACCGGACCCCGAGGAAGCCGACCAATACCAAATGGGCTGGTGGGGGTCGCAGTTGGCAGACGAAAACGGGAACTTTGCAGAGCCTTACCCCAGATTGACCGTTACCCACTTCGCAAGGCCGATACACAGCTTGAAGGTGGTAGGTGATAGCAAGCGTGGCGAGTGGCCGGTGGACTTCAGAATAGATTTGTACGGGCCTGACGACACGCTACTGTATACGGAAAACGTCGTCGGCAATACAGAAGTAGCATGGAGCAAAAACCTTGCCACGCCTGTATTGGACGTTGTGAAGCAGGTGCTTACAATTACGAAGTGGAGCCATGCTGGACGGCAGGCCAAGATTTTGGAGTTCTTCACGAGCGTGCAGGAAGTATACGAAGGCGACGACATACTTCTCATACACCTGCTGGAAGAAAGGGAAGTGTCGCAGGGGAGCTTGCCGGTGGGGAATATAAGTGCGAATGAGATAGACATACGTCTTAATAACGAAAGCAGAAAATTCGATGCGGGTAACACACAAAGCCCATTGTATCGGCTTTTAAAACAAAATAGGCGTATTCGGGCGTGGCTTGGGACAGAAGCAGAGAATAACTACACGGACAAACCTCCTACCTTCATCCGCAATAGCATCGCCTACAAGTCTGACGGCACGCAGGTTGCAGCGAATCAGCCTCGTTTCGAGCCTGGCGTATTCGGTCAGGCGGTGCTGGTGGAGGGAGGGACGACGAATTACATTCCTGATTCAGACGGCAACGGCAATCCGGACGGTTGGCACTGTACATGGAACCGTCGAGGTGTAGCTCCAGCAGTAAAGGAATTTATCACAGTTTCGGGTATTCCAGGTAAGGTACTGCACATTCAGGATACCTCAGCAGCTACGCAGACTGGAGGCTGTCAGACTTGGGGAGGACTTGTACCTCTAAATCGGGACGTTTCAGGCAAAACTTTCACTCTAAGCTTTTGGATTAGAGGGACTTATGTAGGTTGTGGTAAAGGAGCACTAAAGGTAGCCTGGCGTGATTCTTCAGGAAACATCATAACTATGAATTCTGCCACTTGGAGTGTTACTTCTGACTGGCGAAGAATTGTTTACTCAGTTACTGCTCCTAGCGGAGCTTACAATGCATACGTTTATATATATCTTGTCGATAATCTTGACACTGGCGATTCCTATGATGTTTACTGCGGTGGATTGCAATTTGAAGAGAAGCCGTATGCTACATCCTGGGCAGGCATGGGGGCTACCCGTTCCCCCGAGACCCTTACCATCCCCGGCTCTGTGCTGAACCCGCAGGAGGGAACGATTGAGTTTTGGGTAAAGCCTCTTATAGTGACAAATTACAACCAGTTCTTCTTGATGCCGACAAGCAATGGCAGGTTTTTGCTATACTTCAACAGTTCAGGGTCCGCCCGCTTTGATTACGGTCCTAATGTCAGCGGCCCCGCCGTGGGAATCATTATGGCAAACAACTGGTATCACATTGTCTTACGCTGGTCTGCAACAACCGGGAAGCAGGCGATATTTGTAAACGGAGTCAAAGACGAGAAAAATTTGCCTAATGGTGTGGCTAGTAGTTTCCCGACAACTGTATCTATCGTAAATAATTACAGTGCATACATCGACGACCTCCGCATCTCCAGCATTGCACGCAGCGATGAGGAGATACTGGCAGCATACCAGAGCGGACAGCCGTTGCCGGTGGATGAGTGGACGACGTATAAGCTTACGTTCAACGGGAGCATCTACCCCGTAGAAAAAGTTTGGATTCCCCTCGGCACCTTCTGGTCCGGCGACTGGTCCGCCCCGGAGGACGGCGTGTATGCACAGACCACCGGTAGGGACAGGCTGGAACTGCTCCGCAAGAGCACCTACAGCACGTCGCAGGTGCAGCAGAACAAGACACTATACGACCTTGCCGTTGCAGTTTTGCAGGATGCGGGCCTGAAGCCCGAGGAATACTGGGTAGACCCGGAACTGCAAAACTACGTAGTGCCCTATGCCTATTTTGAGCCGCAATCGCACCGTGAGGCTCTCCGCAAAATTGCTGAAGCCTGCCTCGGGCAAGTTTACTGCGACCGCAACGGCATCGTGCGAGTAGAAGGGCCTTCATACTTGGCTAGCAAGACCGAAGCGGAGCTTGAAATTACCGCCGACGACTACTTCAGGAAGGACAATCCGGTCAAGTGGTCGGAGATAGCGAACTATATCGAAGTAGAGACACAGCCGTTGCGGCCAGTAGACACACCGCAGGAGGTATACCGTTCAAACGAGCCTGTCTCTATTCAGGCGGGACAGACGGTGACAATAACGGCCTACTACAACGAAAC